TGTCGGTAACGCTACCTATAAGGCGTTGGTCGAAACGGTTGGAGAAACAACCTATAAAGCACTGGTGGAAACAGTTGGAAATGCCACATATAAGGCGCTGGTGGAAACCGTTGGAGAGGCCGTTTACAAATCCGCTGTAGAAACGGTGGCTGAAGCAACCTACAAAAGCCAAATTGAAGCCCTCAACGATGCAACTTATAAAGCCCAACTGCAAGATATTGCAACAAGTCCATACAAACCGTTAGTTGAGACAGTTGGTAATGCTACCTATAAAGCTCTCGTTGAAGTGGTTGGAGAGTCAGCCTATAAAGCTCTTGTTGAGACTGTAGGAAATGCAACCTATAAAGCCTTGGTTGAGGTGGTTGGCGAATCGGTCTACAAAGGAAAAGTTGAAATTGTAGCCAATAACGAACCAGCCGTTTCAAACGTCAGTGATAACATGACTGACGTAAATAATTTTGCAGACCTTTATCAAATCAGCGCTACGGAACCGACTACTGACGGTGGAGGAAATGCACTTAGTGACGGTGACCTTTTCTTTGACTCATCAGGTAATGAGCTAAAAGTTTACAATGGTTCAGCATGGCAGGGCGGTGTTACTGCGACAGGAAACTTTCTTTTAAAGAGCAGTAATTTAAGTGATTTAGCCTCGGCCTCAACAGCCAGAACTAATCTAGGCTTGGCAACTGTAGCAAGTACAGGAGCTTATGCAGATGTGTCGGGTACGCCAACGCATTTGATGATTACAGGCGGTTCGGCAGGCACAATCCCCTATCAGACAGGCGCGAATACGACAGCAATGTTAGCGGTTGGCGTGGCTGGTCAGGTGCTGTCTTCCAACGGGACATCAGCGCCGACGTGGGTAAATCAGTCCAGTGGTGGTGGCGGTATCGCTACACAAATGAAATTTGCCTAGAGAGAGGAACTAAAAAATGGCAGATCGTATTGAAGAATTATTTTTTAAGAAGTTTACAACTGCAGAAATAGAGGCTGGCACAAGGCACGATTTTACGACAGATGCCACTACAGCTTATGTCATCAAAGACATTGAGACAAACCAGGGGAGCGATACATTTCCTGTAACTGGTAGTGTAACTGCGGGTAAAACCACTGATTTTTCTGCGGGTAGATTTTCAAAAATAGGTCAATTTGGATCATTAGTTGATTCGTTAAGCGGGTCTGCAATCTTGGACGCTAGTTCAACATTATCTATTAGGCCAACTGCACAAAGTATCAATTTTAGAGATCTAATTTTGCAAGTTGATAATTCGCAAAGCGCAACAAATGACGCTGGCCCTGTCATAGATTATGTCTTGCCCTCTGTTAATGGCGTTGACGATACATCTCTAAAAACAGAAGCTTCGGTGACTGCAAGTAATCCCGGATCGACGCGAGGCACTTACAGCACTCACGATGAGTTTGCAATCATCCGTACTAATGCTAATGGCATTAAATTGTATATGCGTTTCAATAAAGGTACTTCTAGCACATCCACAGTTTATATTGTTGGTGCTGACAACGGAACGAATTACGTTGAGTTAAATCAAGGGGCCACTTATAATGGTCATGTTTGGGATGGCCTAAGGTATATTTATTGGGTAACAGGTGGTTATGTTTATTATTATGATACTGACGCTTCAGACTTAACAGCGGCAGGGCATACCTCTGGTTATAAGTGTCATGGCAGAATGACTGGCCCCTATACTAATTATAGCGCATCCTCAAACGATCATAGAACGACAGACTATCACCAAAGCAACCATGACGGTAAAAAATATATATACCAGTATTATAGTGGTAATCAGTATGGAATAATTACGCAACTGCCAGACACAATATCCGATGGCGCTACCTGTCCTAAAACAGTTTTTACTAATTATGGCGGTTATGTCGGTAACGGACGAGACGTTTACGGAAATAATGTTAGTGGTGCATGGAATCAGTATTATACGAGAAATCAAAGCACTTTTAATCAGTATATGCGGTCACGCTTAACCACATTTACCGATAAAGAAGGTACAAAAATGTGGGCTTTGTTTGAGCGTCACAACGCTACATACATTTGGGTGTACATGTGGCCCGAATCAAATATGGCGTCTACAGGCAGTGGTAGCATTTTAAAAAGCCATGATAACAATACCAATAATGACGGTGTAATGTTGGTGTCAGATACAAGTGCGGGAGATTCCACAAAGTTAAATTGGAATAGCGCCTATTATAATCAATCATCAGGAAATATGAATTTCAGAACGGACTCTGGTTATTTGGGATCAGGTAATTCTAGTTGGCAATCTAGTTCATATGGTGGAATGTGGTTTGATGGGTTGACTATGTATTACAGCAACGTGTCTAGTGATTACAATGTCTTTAAAATAAATTTTGAAGAAACAACTTTCTCAGGTCTTTTCCAAGACAATCAATATTATGGCTCTAGCGGAGCATTTTTTATGATAGCCGCTGAACCTGATTCTGCAACAATCGCAAGTCGAGATTATCAATCAGCGCCCTCATTAAGTGTGCGTTGCACAGGTGTGAAAGAGGATAGGAGTACCTAAAAAATGGCATTAACGCAAAACAAACGAACAAGCGCGCAAGATGCTGGCGCCGTCAGCGCACCAGACAAGCAAATAGTCGCTCAGGGGACAGGTTCAAATACTGTTCTCTATACTGTGCCGGATGGAAGAAAGTTTGTAGGCTGGTGTTCAAACGAATCTTGGAGCAACGGGTCGTATTGGATTTCGCTTGAGAAAGATGGAATTGGAGTTAGGCATCACAACGGTTTTTCGGCTTCTATTACTCAATATTGGGACGGCCCCGACAGCGTTGTTTTAACGATTCTCGCAGGAACGGTTGTAAAAATTGGAAACGGTGGAACTGCTTATGTATTTGGAGTAGAAAGCGATGCTTAAAAAAGTTATCAAGGGTGTAGAATATGAGATTGTCACAGAGTTTGAGGACACTGGACAGGGAAATGCAATAGCCAAGACTATTGTAGATGAGGGCGAGACCGCAGAAAATAAATACCGCCTTAGAACAGGAATAAAAAATCCATTAACGCAGGTGCTGTTCAATAATGATATTGACGCATTTAATGATTATATAAGCGGCGTTTCTGGCAATATGTTTGACATTTATTGGGAAGACCCAGAACCCGATGAGGGCGGTGAGTAATGAGCCGCGCTAGAGATGTTGCAGATGGTTTCCCGTCAGATATAACTTGGCCAGAAAAGCCAGAGGGGTAGTCAATGGTTAGTTTTAGCGATCTTACTCTAGGACAGCAGTACCTCAGTCAAAACGCTGATGTATTTAATGATGCAGCGGCTCGGGTTAAAGCGGAAGGAATTGCCCCCGGCCCCGATTTCCAAAATCGAATAGAAGAAATAGCGTTTGAGCATTTCAATGCGTATGGGAGACCAGAAGGCCGCTCTGGCTTTGGCTACACGGCTCCTGCGCCTGGAACTTTCGCGCCATCTCCGACAGATGGTATGCCTTTTTCGCCAGGGCCGGGCTCAGGGTCAGTGCCTGGCTCAGGATTTCAAGGCAACGCTAATCAAAATTTCACTGGCACTGGTGCGCCCAATATGCAGTCAGTTAACCAAAGCTACGAAACCGCTCTGAATAATTTCGGTGGGTTGTTGTCAAACTATGGTGACTTTTTTGGCGGTTTGCTATCGGGTGCTCAAAATGGAATGAGCGGCAACATGGGTCAAAACTACACGGGTTTTTATGCGCCGGGTCAAGCGCCTGTAGCTGGTGGTTTTGGATCATTCCCAGCCTACAATTTCGGCGGGTTCAATGCTGGCGGTTCCTGGGGCGGCAGCTCAGCTCCATCGTCTGGCGGTAATACTGGACATAGACAACTCTGGACTGTGTAAATGCCAATAATCGAACTACCAATAAAGCCCGGCATAATTAAAGATAACAGCCGGCTGCAGTCAGAGTCACGTTGGATCGACGGCGACAAGATACGATTTCGCAGGGTTGGCGATCGGACTATGCCCGAGGTGATCGGTGGGTATGAGGATCTGTTCGATGCACCAACATCTGGATATGTGCGCGGTAAGGCGCGAACTATCCATGTCTACGAAACAAATGAAAATGTGCGACAGGTAGCGGTCGGCACAAGTTCAGATTTATACTGTTATACAGGAGCCCTTCTTTGGCCCATCACTCCGATAAGAAGCAACCAGACGTTGAGCAACGCGATAACAACTACAAGTGGTTCCGCGACTGTCTCAATAACCTCTACGACTCACGGAGCCACCAGTGGCGACTATGTTCTGTTAGACCAAGCAGCAGCCGTTGGCGATATCGACCTCGGATCAAGTGGGGGGTTTACAGATCAGATTACAGCGAGAGCTCAGGCGAAGACATTAGTTATTGAAAGTGCAGCACACGGTTTATCAACCGGGGATGCTGTTTCCATATCAACGGCTTCCGGGTTTGCCGGCATACCAGCATCAGAGATTAATAAAACGCTGACTGTTTATGTCATCGATGCAGATATGTTTATCGTCGCGGTTGATACAGCTGCAACGAATGACGCGACAGGCGGCGGTACAGTGACATGGATTGGACATCGTCAATACGAAGTAACGGTGGTTGATGCAAACACCTATACAGTTCAAGCTAAAAACAATGCTACGGCAACGGTGCTTGCCGGGGCTGGCGGTGCGCTAAGAGAAGAATTTCTAATCCCGGTTGGCAATGAAACATCTTTGTCGGCATCCGGGTATTCGACAGGTGGATACTCAGATGGCTACTATTCAGCCCCGAGCTCAAGCGTTGCGACGACTGCTCGGACATGGACGCTAAGTAATCTTGGCGAGACATTGATCGCGAATTATATTAATAGCCCACTTTATCGATGGGATAACAACCCTTCTATCAGAGCTGTATCAATCAGCGCGACGGTAACAGACGCACCAATAAAAAATCTTACTCACATGGTGACGCCAGAAAGGTTCCTAGTGGCACTAGGTACAAGCGATCAGCCTAGTGGCACGTTCTCTCCACTAACGGTTGCATTTGCCGACCAAGAAAAAGGTCTGACGACTGGCGACTGGACGCCAGACTCTACGAACAGTGCCGGTGATTTCATTCTTGGCGGTACATCTAGAATTGTATCTGGATGCGCGATGCCGGGTCTCAATCTAGTCTGGACCTTAAACGAATTGTTCAGCATACAATTTGTTCCAAACTTATCGACAATATTCAGACCAACATTGATTGGGTCGGGTTGCGGTCTAGTCGGACAGAACGCATGGGCCCGAGCTGGTGATAGCGGATCAGTTTATTGGCTATCAACGTCAAAAGAATTT